GGGGTGGTTGGTGAGCAGCCAATTATCGGACGATGCGACCGCCGTGATCCGCTTGTAGTACGACAGGTTCGCCGTGTACGTCGCGTCCGGGCTCGGCAAGAACTCTAATTGCGTGCTTGTCACGGTATAGAACTGCGGCCTGCCCGACCCGGAATGGTACTGCCGCTGTTCGGCGAGAGACTCCGGGGTCATGTATTCGAGCGGAGTGACGGGCGTGGTGAGCAGAGTCAGCCGCTTCGCCTGCAAAAACCCGGTCGGCACGTTGACGTACTGGCCCGTCACGGAGAACGCCGTGTCGTTCGTCAGCATATCCACCGTCCGCATCGTCCGGTTGAACGACGCCTCGAACAAGACGATGAACTCTGGGATGCGCGAGGTCAGGTCGGAACGATTCAGCCAGTTCGCTACCGCCGTGTTCAGCTCCGCATTTGTGGTGATCGCCATTATCCAGCCTCCTCCCAGGCGCCCGCTTCACCCAATGCTTTCTCTGCGAGTACGTCCTGCATCCCGAACTCGTAGTCCCCGATGTGCCTCACCTCCCACGACAAGTCGTGGTCGATGTAGATGGGGATTCCGGCTTCCTGGCAGCGCCCGCAGAAGTAGATGTCCTCGCCCACCCAACGCTGCACGTTCTCTACCCATGGCTGGCAGAACCACGGCCAGCCGAGGCGCTTGAACACGCTCGCGCGAATCAGGATGACGCCGAACCCTACCGTCTCGACCTGTTCCAGCCCATGCACGTCCTTGTCGGGCCAAATTGATTGCGACTCACCCGAGATGTGTCCGTTCTTCTTGCGTGCCGTAGGCCCCACGGGCCGCTTGCGTTTCGAGCAGTTCACGCTCACCACATCCACGTCGTGCGCGATCAGCCGTTCGATGGTGTACTTCGGGAACCGCATATCGCTGTCAACGAACAGCACCCAATCCGCCCCGGCCTCCACCGCAGACTTCGAGATGTTCTGGCGCGATTCGGATAGGATGCTCGACTGGTTACGAGCCAGCACGATCCCGTCACCGTGCATCCCGATCTGGTAGCCTACCATGTTGGCGATGTCGAGTGCGGTTGTGGTGTGCATCATGTCACCCGCAGCCATGCAGACAGCAATTTTACGGCTCATAGCTTGACCGGCCTCACGAGGAATGCCCGGTTATCCGGGTCGTTGATGAACCGCTTGAGCGCCTTCTGGTCCTTTCCTTTCGCGCTCTTATTCCACAGGTCTTGAGCGACCGACATGGGCAGGCTTGCGATGTGGTGCCAGTCGCCTTTCCAGCCCTTGCGTGCGTCCGTGGCAGCGTACATCGCCTTGTTCGCCTCGACGATGCTGCTCACGTCCCACACTTCCTCGACCTTGCCCGTGTCCGTCACATCATCGTGCCAGTACCACTCGGTCTTGCCGAGCAAGGGGTCGTGCGAGAGTAGTCGTTTCTTCCACATAGGCCCTAGCGGGGAGGGGCCGAAGCCCCTCCCCACGGTTGAGGTTTACGCGCTGGTGAGGTCGGCGGCGATGGCGTGAGCCTTCTCGTTGTCCACCTGCAAGCCCTCCTCCACGAGGATCATGCGCTTTTCCGAGTCGCCCGTCTTCGCCATCGTGTGGACCTGATAGCCGCGCAGCGTCCGGCGGCGGATCTGGTCAAGGTCGATGACGTAGGCGTAGTGAGGCGGCTGGAAGCGGTTCGGCACGATAGCGAGCATCCCGAAGTCGCTCATGTACATATCAGCCGCACCGATGATCGTGGTACCCTTGCTGCCGGGTGCCATGAACCGCTGCGCCGCGATACCCGCAAACGCAGACGTGACCTGCTTCAGGTACGGCCCCACCATGATCATGCTGGGGTCGCCACCCGAGTTGTACGCCTTCAGCACGGCAGACTTCAGGATCGTCTCGGTCCACGTCCGCTCCGTACCATCGGAGCGGGCACCCGTGGGTGCCGAGGTCCACACCGGGTCGGCTCCGTTCGTCGCCGTCTTGTCGGTGTTCGTCTTGAGGAACGCGGCGAGTCCGCCCGTCTCTCTGGCAGTCGAAGACGTTCCCGCGACCGCAGCGTTGTTCGCCAGGTAGTTCGTCTCCTGGTCGCGCTTCAGTTCCTTCGCGGCCTTCGTGGCGAGGTAACCCACCTCGGCCCCGCGTCCCGCCTTGTTGACCACGTTCTCCGTACCCGACACCGCGAAATCCTTCTCGGAGATCGAGGTGTAGTTGCCCATCCGCACCGTGGCGGTCACGGCGCTGTACGTCGTGATGTCGAACCCGTCGATCTGGTGGTTCTGTGCCGCAGCGCCGAGCGCGTCGGTCTGCCACTCGAAGAACGTGTTGCTTGTGGGCTGTGAGCCCGTGTTGCTCAGTAGCGGAGTGTCGGTTGGACTCACGTTGCTGATAAGGTCCGACAACTCCTCCCGAACCCCCTTCGCGTCATAGACGTCGTAGAGGTTGGTGATTTGGCCTGCACCGGCCATGGTTCAAACTCCTATGATTTGCCGAGTAGTGCGGTCATAAGCGGGGCGATGTCTTCCACCTTTCCCGAACCGACCGCTTTCTCTCGCTGTTTGCGGTAAGCGCGCTTCCGTAGATCCCCCTGTTGGGAGGTACCGGGAGCGGCTGTCTTCTTCGCTTCTGCGACTTTCTTTTTCCCTGTCGCACGATTGGTCCGCGACTCGGCAAGTGCGTGGAGTGCGAGGTACGCCCGGTGATCCACCATGTTGTCGATTTCCTGGCGAGTGAATCCCAACTCCTCGCCTACCTCGACCATGGCGGGCCACATCTTCTGGACGTGTGCCTGATCGCTCCATTGCGGCAGTTTGGTGAGCAGGGCGTCACGCTCGCGGGCTAGTGCCTGCTGCGTCTGCGCCTGGGCCTGCTCTTGCCGAACTACTGCGATACGCTGCTGTTCTGCCTGTACGGCCTGCATCTGGGACGCCCACTGATCGTATTCCGCCTTCGCGGCGACATACGCTTCCGGGTTCGTCCTTGCCAGCGCAGGATCGGGCTGGGGAACACCCATGGACTGAAGCGCATTGGCAAGCTGAGGGAGGACTTGAGCGTACTGCTCGACCTGTTGCCTCACTTCGCCGCGCTCCGCTTCAAGAGCTTTCCGCTCGTCAGCGACAGCCATGGTCTTGCGGGTGTAGTCGGCCTGGCGAAGATAACCGTTGCGAGCTTCGTCCTTGCTTACCGTCACCTCTTTCCCGTCCAACAGAACGGTAAAGGCGGGCGCTTCGGGCTCATCCTCATCCTCGGCATCTTCCTCGGTGTCCAACTCCTCGTCTTCGTCACCCAATTCGAGGTCTACTTCAAGGGCTTCTTCGCCCTCTTCCACCACTTCGTCCTCGGTTTCCTCATCGGACGGGACGAACATGGCGCCCAAACGGTTGCCAATTTCCCGGTCGCTCATCGCGGGTGCCGGTTCATTCATCGGTTGCTCCTGTGCTACGGGCTGCGTCCGTCAAGATCCGCAGTTCCCTCGGTAGCGAGTCCAGCGCATTGATTTGGTGCCACAGAGCTTCGCGCTGGTCTCGCTCCCGGCACATGACCCACTCTTGTTTCAGCCGCGTTTGTGCAGCGTCTAATGCTTCCTTGAACACCTCGTCTTCGAGGATTTCACGGGCGCGTCGGCCCCTCGTCTCTGCGTTATGGGGCACGGGTCAACCTGTCCTGGTCGAGCGATGCCTGTAGATCGGCCATGTCGATATTCTGCTGGCGAGCACGTAGGAAGATGTCGGCCAACGCCTTGTCTCGTTCCAACTCCAGTTTCGCGGCGTTGAGTGCCGCGGTCTGTTGGTCGTCTGCCATCTTCGCCTGGGTCTTCTGTGCCTCGGTCTGTGCAAAGATTTCCTCGGGCGTCGGCTTCGGGGGGGGCTCGGGCATCTGGAAATCGGGAGGCAGGCTGTTGAAGTATTTGCCCGCGTCCTTCTCGCCAATCGTATTCAGCAGTTTGCCCACGGTATGAGAGACGTGGCCGAGCGTGACCCATGGGTTGTTCGGGCCGAGCATCGTCAGCGCCTCTTTCTGGAGCATCATCACCTCGCGCAACACCGCCGCCTTCTCGGTAGCGAGGCCCTGGCCCAGCCCGACGTTCACCGTCACGTCCATGTTCGCGTTCCACGTCGCCGGGTTGATCTCCACCCACTCGTTACGCAGCCGCACCATACGCGCCTTGTCCTGGTGCCTGCACACGTCTCTGAGCAGGCCCTGGAACAGCCGTACCATGCCCGTCTCGGCCAGTGTGCGGATGATGAGTTCAAGCCGCTGTCGAGCAGAATCGACCTGTGCGTTGACCGCCGAGGATGTCGTGCTTTGCAGCGCGTCGGCCTGGAGCGCCATGTTGACGGTCCCGGTCCTCGACGCCTGAAGGTCTTTCGTTAGGCCCAGCACGGGAATCGCTTCGCGGCCCACGAAATCCTGAGTGAACGGCTGGTACATCCCAGGCGCTCGCTGGCGGATGATGCGACCCGGCGCGGTGCTTTGTGCGTCGTCCATGTTCACCATCCCCTCCACTACCGCAGCGGACGGGTTGATGCTGATGGCGAGGCTTTCCAGCATCCGGCGATACAACTCGGAGTTGATGACCTGTAGATCCTTAACCCAATCCGCTACGTCTTCGCCCACAAACGCGTGCGGTTCGGGATCGACCCGGAACGCGGCGAACGGACGTTCGGGGACCGGCTCGGCGTCCACAACGTCGTAACCGTCGCCCAGCGTGCAGACCTTGAGCAGTTCCGCGATGCCGTCGTTGTCCGTGTCGGCGCGGATGTAGCACTCGCAATACTGGATTCTGCGCTCGCTCTCGTTCGGCGTCGATTCGACCCAGGACGAGCGGCCCGTGCGGGCTTCGGCTTCCGCGTTACCGAACAGGGCGCTCGCTGATCCGTAATCCGCGAGCATCTCGGGATCGTAACCAAGCGCGGCGAGATCGGAGATCGACTTGAGCGTTCGGTGTGCGACGAACCGGGCCGAGTCGATGTCTTTCGCTGCCCGGTCGATCAGGAACTCCTCGCCCGGTACCGCAGCGATGCGCTCCCTGCCGCGCTTCCTGACCCGACGCACCTGCACGTCGTGGAGTGAGGGCGGCTGCATCCCCTGTGCCATAGCGGCCTGTATCGCTTCGGGGATCGGCTCGCTTTCGATGGTGACAATCTCTACCCCGTCCTCACTGAGCAGAGCGCCTAGCGCCTCATCGGACAGGCCCGTGAAGTTGTGGTAGGTCACGTCCACCGATTCGTCCCACCAATACTTCATCACCCCGAACTTGTGGTACAGCGCATCCTTGAACACGCTATGGAACTCAAGGTAGCCGGGGTTGTCGCGCAGGATGATGAGGTTCACGTAGTCGGTCGCCTGTTCGGCTTGCGCTACGTCCTCCGGTCCCTCGGGCTCGTACTCTACGATCTTGTCCGTGCCGAGGAACACGCGCATACAACTAGGTAGGATCTGCTGAACGGCATCGCGCACGACGCGATCCACTACCTGAGATCGGCCCTCTTGCTCGTTGCCGAGCTTGTCGCCCCGGTAATAGCGCGTGGATTTCGCCCGGTCCGCCCCGATCTCGTCACAGAAGACAACCGCATCGTCAATTTCGGCCTTAACGATTGCGGCAAGGTCAATCTCGGCCATCCACATCCCCTATAGCGAGTATCCGTGTCGAAACGACACACTACACCATCAAAGGAAAGGGTAGACGGTTAGTAGCCCGCTATGTCAAGGGATTCCGAGGTTGCGGGTGAGTTTCTGTTTCCAGTTGGTCATCGACCAGCCGTGGATCAGGGTTCCCGCGTCGGACGCGAACGTGAGCATCAGCGCATCGGCCTTGTCCGGGCTGGACACGCCACGCCTGCGCAACTCGCGTTTGCTCTCGATCTTCGCTTTGCCGTTCGATGTGAAGTCCTTGCGGACCATAGCGAGTTGCTGTTTGAGGTCTTCATCGTTCGGAAGGCGGCAGTCGCGCTTTTCGAGCCAGGCCAAGCCCTTGAACCACAGTTCGTCCTTGAGATGGACGTACTGCTCGCCCATCGCGGGCGATTCACTGACGTTGATGCCCCTGGCTGGCAGGCCCATTTCCCTGAGCCTGTCCACCACCCCGGCACCTATCCCGATCACGTCAATCAGAATCTCGGTAGGACGCTCCAGGGCTGCCTCGTACTCGACCTGAACGGCACCGGCGAGTTGCATGGTGTCCAGATCGCGCCAGGTCTGCATTTGCGTGACCGTGTTGCCCTTCCTCCTGCACAGCGCGCTTTTGTCGTCACCGAACCGAGCCACGTCCAGGCCCCAGATCATCGGCGCGTGCTGGGTCACGACCACATCCCGGCCAATCGCCGCTTCGATCAACTCAATCGGGATCACCGTATTATCGTCGCCGGTCGGGAACTCGCCCAAAACGTGAATCCGGTACGCATTCGACGTGTCGCCGTACTTCACCTTCATTTCCTCGACCCATTCCTTGGATACCATCGGGCAGTCCTCGGAATTGACCGTCATCGTCTTCCAGTGATCCACAAGCGAGGTGTGGGTCTGGTAGAAGTAGCCACTAGAGCGGTTCGGGTTGCCTGTAAGGACCATGTGCGCGTTCTTGGTGCCGAGCGACCCAGACAGGCTCTCAAAGTTCGCGTCCCCCACACCAGCGGCCTCGTCCACAAGCACCAGCACGTTCGGCGCGTTGATGCCCTGCAAACTTTCGGGTGAATCGGCGCGAGCGGTGCGGATCGTCACGAAATTCTCGAAGCCTTGCCTTTTCGTCATCCGAAAATCGAAGCGTTGCGCTCTGATGTCCCACATCTCGAACAGATCGGGCGGAAGCCGCTGGCACCACTCCCTAAACGACGGGATATAGGCGTCTTCCAACTGAGCGGAGCTTGGCGCGGTGACGATTGTGCGTGCGTTCGCCCGTGTCATCTCGAACCACAGCGACAGCCAGGCCATTAAAGTCGTCTTCCCGATGCGTCTGCCTGATTTGACCGAAATACGCCGCTCCCCGCTCGCTACCCAGCGCATCACCTTGGCCTGGTGCGGTTCGGGCTCCGCTTTCAGGAGTTGGCGGACGAACAGCACGGGATCATGCTTGAGTTTCGCTACCGCAGCAGCTACCGAGGACATCTACAGCAGCGTCCACGTCGGCGTGAACGGCAATTCCTCGACCCGTGGGCACTCATCCACAATCGTAGAGGCATGGAACACCTCGTCGGGCTTCAAGACGCCGCTACGCGCCACGTAGGCAGCATAATGGCGCTTGCGAAGCTCCGGGGTCGCATAGCCGTAGTGCAGGATCGAGCATTCGCGGGGAATCTCGGTCGCTTTGCCCATGAACGACGTATCGGACGGGAGGTGGCCGGAATGCCAGCCGCGCTTATTCCACGTCCACACCCGATCCTGCTCGTCAGCGACGTTCAGCGCGAGCCACCACGGCCTCGCGTGGCCCTGCCACCACGCATCCGAGCGGTATTCGGTCGGGCTCCACATATCG